GCTCCGTTGTTGGGCCAATTAGTGTTGTTACTAGCCTGATCAAACAAGCTTGGTTGACCCGACTGTCCAGACGGACCTGTTGGTCCTGTTGGGCCTCTTGCACCTGTTGGTCCTGTTGGTCCTGTTGGTCCTCTTGCACCTGTTGGGCCTGTTGGACCTGTAGCACCTGTTTGGCCCTTCTGCCCTTTTTGCCCCTTTTGCCCCTTTTGACCCGTAGGGCCAGTCGGCCCAGTCGGACCCTGCGCCCCAGTTGGACCGCGAGAGCCTGTAGCGCCTGTCGGACCTGTAGCACCCGTTTGGCCTTTTTGACCCTTTTGGCCTTTCTGTCCAGTTGGGCCTGTAGGCCCCGTAGGCCCCCTAGCTCCTGTCGGTCCTGTCGGTCCTGTGGGGCCAGTTCCCCCAGTATTACCTACCTCACCCTTTTGACCCTTTTGGCCTTGTGGGCCAGTTGGACCCGTAGGGCCAGTAGGCCCTCTAGCACCTGTCGCGCCTACTTCACCCTTCTGGCCCTTTTGACCTTGTGGGCCAGTTGGACCCGTTGGACCTCTAGCACCTGTTGCACCGACCTCACCCTTTTGACCTTTTTGACCTTGCGGCCCAGTCGGTCCTGTAGGGCCAGCGCCACCTTGTGGGCCAGTAGCACCCGTGGGGCCAGTAGGCCCTGTCGGGCCTTGCAATGCTGCATTAGCAATAGTCTGCTTTTCCCAGCGAGAAGCCGTGACATCATAAATAGGAATGAGATCAGAACTTGCTGCATCTGTGTTGGTGGGAAATGAAGTAAGAGAAGTTCCCACATTAGCGCCATCTGTTACGTCAGCACCGCTTTCTATACCATCTAGCTTGCTGCCATCACTTGCAACATCGCGCCCATCAACGGTGCCCGATACAACTATACTACCTGTAACCGTAGCACCAGAAGATGTTGCTGCAACCTTAGTAGACCCTGCGTGCTGCAATATGTTTAGGTCGCTGGCTACCGCACTAATAAAGACAACAGCATTCCCCGCGAGGCTGATGGCGTTATCTGAGTTTGAACTCTCTTGCACATTCCTTGTAAGAGTTGTGCCAGAAGTGCTGTATGTACCAGTACCTATTTCAAAGTTATTTACTTCTTCAATAACATATTGCACCACATCGCCGTTATTTACACCAGCGTCTGCAAAGCTCTGAAAACCAGTAGATGCACTGCCAAGAGTAATGGTCCCAGTACCCGTAGTGCTGGTCGTCATCTTGGCTCTGTTAAAGAGCTTCGCCATGATACTGCCTTATGCTAGTTGAATAACACCGTTGGTTGGGCTGAAGTCTAAGGTGAATGTATCACCGTTATTCAACGTCAACGAAGTGCCATAATCATAATACCCAATAATTGGGTCTGCTGGAGAAGTAACCGTGTCATCAAAAATATAAATATAACGGAATGGACCAACAGTGCCAGAAGCAGTTAATGTTAAATCTGCTACCACAAGCTTATATGTCCCGCCAGTTTGGGATGATGAGCTTGTAGTCAGGTTGCGAGAAGATACATTAGCGTAACTAATCTGCGTTAGATTGCCCACGATACCATTACCGTCTGATGTTGGGTTGCTTGATTCACTTCCCGGCGCAGTATTTGTTAAGGCCACCGCAAGCTGGTCGCTTGCAAGATCCATGTTGTGGACTGCGTTTACCACAAAATCGTTTACTTTGTTAAAGCTCGCCATTTAGATAACTCCTATCATGCTATGCGAATTATAGCAGATGTGGCATCCGCTACGGGGAATTGTATTTCAAAGGTACTATCACTAGCAACTCTGTCGCTTCCAAAGTCTAACACAGCAACGGCTTTATTGGAAGCACTTGCGTTATAGATCAGCGCCCCCCTTGCTGTAAAGCTTGCGTCAGTCCATGAAATATTGTCAAAGTCCACAATAGCAGTCGTGCCAGAGGTCTTTGGAAATGTAGATGTAACCATTAGCTGCTTACCCCCCGCACTATAAGCAGTTCCGCTAGTATTGGTTATTTCGTTTGCCGTGGCGTAAACTGTGGTATCCGCACCCAAAGATGCTGCGCTAGAATACAAGGCTATCTTAAAAGTATGTACGTCAAAATCATGCTCTGCCTGTAAAAGCTCAAGCTTAAAAGACGTACATGTTGTTTGAATTATTGCCATACCCTATCTCCTACGCGGCGGGTTGCCTGTATGTATCAGTTCTCAACTTGGCACCCAAGGAAGCCATATTGATAAGGGCTGATGAATATCTTTCGTTATACAACTGAACCATATCGCCTTCACCCTTCATAAACGTATACGCTTCTATAAGAGATCCGTAAAGCAATGTCGCTTCCGCATTGTCGCCAAGCCAAGATGTGCCAGAGGTGACAATAGAAGGTGGATCATAATAGTAATGCAACTCCAAGTCGTATGCCGCATCAGGCGTAGGGCCAAGCAAAAAGTTGCCATTACCTGTAGCGGTATCCCCATCAAATATTGCGTAATACTGTGGCAATCCCTGCACTGTGGTATCAGGGTAGGCTTCCCGCACAAAGTTTACCTCTTTGTCCAAAAGGTAAGTGTACGTTGTGCCATTAATAATAGCTAATGAGAACGTAGCTAGAAAGTCATCAGGCCTCGCAACATACTTATTGCCAGCGTTTACATTCCCCGTAACATTTCTGCGTAGCTCTGGAATAGTGATATCCCTAAAGATCCGCTCTTCAGCCTGACGCACAAAGTTAGGGATATTGGTCACAAAGGTACTCTCTGTGTTCTCCGTATAGTCTTTGATCGCTTGCGTCAGTTCTGAATAGTTCATTTGAACTTTCCCTTATGCCATTCTAAACTTGCCACCCTTAGAGGCAGCACCCATGCCACGGCAGCTACCACCATCGCGCATTTTCTTAACCTTACCACCATAGGCCATTTTGCCTTTTCCATCAGCAGCATAAAATGGAACTTCTACACCATCTGAGTTCTTTACCATCTTCAAAGAACCACCATCCTTCATGGCAATAGGCTTGTTACGCATCATATAACCACCGCCCATTTTGTACTGGACTTCTTGATCTGTATCTTTAGCCGCCTTCTTAGCTGCCTTCATGCCCGCTTTAGTATACGGGAACTTTTTATTTCCGACCTTTGGCATATCAAACTCCTAAGTTATGCTAATATTAACAGTTCCTACCTCTGCTGTCATGTACTGTGCGTCATTCCACACAGGATTCCAACCAAACAAGCCACGACTCTCTTGTAAAGATGTGTCTGGTCTTGGGTTTCGTAGGGATTGTGGGTCAAATATCTTCAACCTACCTAAAAAATTCTGCGGCTGATCTGGATCTACCACATCACGGCCTACAAGAAACCCCGTCCTAACACCGTTGTTAAACTCAGGAACAAGGTCAGACAGAGGGTATCTAAACCCTGTTTTGTCACAATAGCCAAAAGCGTATTTGCCTCTTGCGTAGCTCATCCTGCACCCATCATAAACGTGTTAAATGGAACAAACTTAATTGACGCTGTTTCTTCATCCTCGCCAGCAGCAAGCTGGAACTGGAACTCATACTCTTGTTTTAAGTTAGCTGCCATCTGGGGATTCTTTTTCATGGCGAGATAGTAAGCCATACCAGCCACCAAGCAAGGAACGAACCGTGGAGGCACAGATGTTACTGTGGAACCCACACCAGATGAGAGGCCATCAATACCTTTAAGCCTAAAATAAGATATCGTGTAGGTTGTTGTACTATCAGGAACAGGCCACAGAGTTACTTTTGTTTCTGTGGGGAGCCTTTGGACGTAGATTTGGGTCGGCCTACCTTGCGTGTTTTTGTTTGTTTGCTGCGCGTAGGTTGCGACACTGACTCTTTCGAGCGCCGTATCGACTTGGCTGGTGCCTGTTCCGGTGCGGATTTGGTGTTCGATAATATCAATTGTATCCGCAGGGAGGGTATACGTTGCCGTACCCGCTGTAACAGCGAGCGTACCCGCCTCAATAGTGAAGAGATTAAGACCACGGTTCTGCCACTCCAATGTTAAAAGGTTTAGACTTCTTCGTGCGGTTTTAAGATCGTATCCAGTACGCATTTCAAGGCCAGCCCTTTCATAGGCTTCCTCAAATATTTCTGGCATGTCTGGGGTTACTACAGCCATTATGTTACTACGCTCCTAAACCGTTTGGTTTTCTTTGCAATTTTCTTAGGCTGCTTGGCAACCTGCTTACCCTTCTTGATGGCCTCGCGCTTCTTCTTCGTCGTAGCAGCGTACTCCGCAGGCGTCAAAGATTTGATAGCCTTCTCAGGAAGATATCGCTCGCCCGTAGCCTTGCTCCCTTGCGTCGATGGCTTGCCAGACTTTGTTCGCCACTTCTGCTTTGTCCAAGACTTCAAACTTTTCTGTGACTTCTTGAGCGCCATTAGTCTCTATAGCCCCCACCCGCTTTTTTATAGGCCTTCGCGAGCATTTGGGCTTTTCTTGCCGACCATTGCCCCGGCTTACCGCCCTTACCACCAG